TGTAAATCATTCAGGATTTCGTTTTTTAACCCTGATAACGCTGCGTTTAAATCTTCTTTTGTAATCCCTTGGCCTTTGTTCATTGTTCCATTTCTAAAACCATCGATTACTTTCTGTGGAAGCATGGCAGAAGTCGCAGTTGACGCTGTCATTTTAACCTGATTATCCATAAACATGATTTCATCCACAAAATTATTTTCTAACGCTTGTTGTGGACCCATCCAAGTTTCTTCAGCCATCATATTAAGTAGTTCCTCTTCTGATTTCCCACTTTTAATGACATAGGCGTTTACAATCGCTCGATCTGTTGTTTTCAACATCTCAGCAGCCTTTTCCATATCACGATGATCTCCACCATTCCACATAGAAGCATTGTGAATCATAATTTGAGCTGTTGGAGAGATTCGAACTTTATCAGCACCCATCGCAATGAATGATGCTGCACTTGCCGCCAACCCAACAATTTGAGCTTCCACATGACCAGGATAATTTTTTAATGCTGTGTAAATCTCTGAACCTTCATTTACATAACCGCCAGGACTATTAATTGATACAACTAAGTCATCGCCATTTGCTTCATCAAGCGCTTTTGAAACCTTACCTGGGCTTGTAGCATCCATTTCAAACCAATCATAAATCCAAGCTTCATCATTAGAAATAATTGGCCCTTTAACGTCAATTTTCACCGTCATTTTCTTTCTCACCTCCTTCAGTTAAATGAGTTTCTGTATAGTTTTTGGTAATATAATGTTTGTTTAAATTCGGATCATTTGAAATATCATATCCTACTTCCAATCTAAGCTCATTACCTGTGAATGCACTAGAAGAAATGAGTTTATCGATACTTTCAGCAAGCTCAAATATACTCTGATAAGAAACGGATTTAATTTCAATTTTTTGACCTAAAAGATACTCTTCTTTTTCAAAAAATTTAACGTTTGCTTCATCTGAAATCTTTTTTAATAATGGTTTCACTGTGAAAAGCATATAATTTTTCGTTTGCTTCTCTACATCAGCCATTTCGCCATATAACAAAGCGGTCGGAATACCAAAAGCCATAGCTACTTGATTTAGAAAGCCATTCGTTACTTTGTTTATTTCATCCACACTTTGACCAGAATTTACACCACCTGATGTTTCTTCGTATTTAAATCCTGGTTGTTGTGGAATAATAGCAATATCATTTTCTCCAACAGCTTTATACATGTCATCTATAAAATTTTGGAGTTTTGCTTGATGATCTTTACTCTTTGCAGCAAGCATGTCCATATCAACTGTGGCACGAATTTGATTTTTACGTTTTTGAGAGCTTAATATCCTACCGAATAAATCACCATAATCAGCAAAAAGCCCATCAATAAGCGGTGATAACTTGTCATTACGATATCTTAAATGAATGACTTCACTTTGTTTAAAACTTCTCTTAAACTGATAATCTTTTACGGTGACATTTGTAAAAGTATCTTCAAACACAGCGTACTCATTATGTTCAAAGTCATCAGCGATAAGTAGATCACCATCATCTGCTTGTATAATTAAAGCTTCATTATCATAAATAAGTTTGTAAATGAACTGTTCCCAAAAGGTACTTGCTGTCATATTCTTATTGGGCCTAACATTTAATCGGTAATAAAGCTCATCTTTTTCGAATTTCCCACCGTTTTTTACTCTGAATTCTGATTGACTAATTGTCCTTCCTAAAAATGATATACAGGTATCAATCGCTATTCGCTTCATGTGGACTCTATTTGACTTTTCAATAAACATTTCCACATCAAACATAAATCCTAACTCACTATTTCTTTTAAATACCGCATCCAGCCATCCAATGATTATCACCCCCTTTATTAGAATTTAATACCATCTAGCATAAAATCAAATTCATCCACAAGAACGTTATCCGCTTGCCATAATGCATGGATAAAAGCTTGGAATCCATCTGTTTTTCGCTTGAATTCATCTTTTTTCAGATATTCTTTGTTACCGTCTTTTTTGATGTGGACGTAGACGTTATTGGTGTACCAACGCATTAATGGATTATCACCAAAGATAATGCGATTGTTTGCAAATAATGTTTCAACTCGTGGAGCTAAAAGGGAATGAATTGCTTTTGGATTACGAATGTATAACAATATGAAACCTTCAGCTTCAAGTGCTGATTTAACAAGATCAAGACGGAACGTATCAGCTACAATCGTATTAAACCCGTATAACTCACGCATTTTTACAAACCAATCTACAATGTGAGAGATATTAATGACTGGTTCATCTAGAATAGTAAGCAATCCTTGTTCTTCCCATTCTTTAATAGGTACTTTTAATTTCACTTTGTCCAAAAAGCCTTTTCTTACAAATGAATGTGATTTCCAAATGTAATCCTCACCATGTTTAAACAGTAATCCGACTGATGCAAAGTCCTTGATGCTGGCGAAGTCGAGGCCGCCCACAGCAGTTTTGTGTCTTAGATCTGGAACTTCTCTAAGCGTTACTCCATCTTCTTCATAACCAGTACGCATGATTTCCTCCCACGGAGCTACAGACTTTGTTAAATCTGTTTCGGGATAATTCATCCGTTTTGTTATAAATTCTTCACGGTTTGAAGGATTATTTTCTAATTGTTTATATTGAGTTAATACCTTTTTAAATAATTGTTTAGCGTAAGAACTTCTCGGCTCGCTAAACATAGGATTCGCTTTTTCCCACACATCAGGATTATCAATTTCTTCTGGATTATCGATCTTGCAGATGAAGGGAAACAATGGGTCTTCTAAATCTTTGCCTTTTAGGATATTCATCGCTCGCTCTTTCGTCTTGTCTAAGAACCCATCGCGAACAAAACCATCTGTACCAATAAAAAATTCTCTAGCATTTGGCACTTTTCCAAGTCCACTAGAGAATACATTTACTACATCAAAGTTTTCATATCGATGTATTTCATCGTAAATAACACAACCGTCACGAAGTCCATCCTTAGAACCAGCATTAGATGTATGATATTGCATAATGCTTTGAGTATCGTTACTCAGTATCTCTACCTTAGTTCGATAAAACATATCTTCTAGTATTTCTTTTCCTTTAATAGCATCATAGACTTCACGAAAAGAAACTTTAGCTTGCTTCTCGTTGTTAGCCACAATTGAAACATTGTAGCGTTCTATCCCGTGTAGTGGACTAATAAAGAAATGACATAATGATGAAATCAAACCATTTTTACCGCCACCACGAGCCATCATAATTAGAAACTGCTCGTAAAAAACCGAATCGTCTTCTTCATAAAAAAGAAAAACAAATGCGGTTAAAAACTTCTGAAATGGTTGTAATTCAAAATACCATTTTTCTGTAAACTTTATATAATCATCATGCATTTCATTATCGAAATACAGATCATCACGTATTAAAATGTATTTCTCTAGGTAATCAATTAGCATTATGCGCTCTTTATTTAGCTTAATTTTTCCCACTCGATACATTTCAATATATTTAGTTACATATTCATTTTGAATCATGTTAAATCTCTAGCAGAGCGCACAGGTTTTGAAGGAACTTTCTTTTCTTCTGCCGATGCTTCTAATCCAAGTGCATCTAAAATCTTTATCATCCGATCGTTAGTTTTATGTAAATCATTAATAGAAGGGTTGGATTTCGGACCGTGCATGCCGGATACCTTTATTCCTGTTTCTTCAATATCATCAACAAGAATACATTTTAAATCCCAAAGCGATAAATAATCTTGAATTAAGTCAACATAATGATTACCTACAATCTTTTTTTCTTTCAATTGATTTATTAAATCCTTTTCAATCCTTTTTCTCATTGTTTCACGCTTAACTCTAGCCACAATATCCCTCCCTTCTGATTTACATCGTTTTCCAATTTGATATAACGCGCGAATTTGCTTATAAATTTAGAAAATCGACCCCCTCCTCCGGTGCCCCTAAGACGAATTTTTCATGAAATATTTTAAGGGGGGGTATTATTTTTGTTTTATTTTCACCATTTCTCATCATGTTCCCATTTATTTTTTTTCTTTTCGTAAATTCTTCCGTGTTCTTTGTTGTGGCAATTCACACAGACTGTTTCAAGGTTGTCCATGTCTAATGCAAGATCAGGATGATGTTCAAGTTCTTTTATATGATGGACAACGAGTTGTATCTTCTTACGCTTTGCACTTTCACTGTACTCATTGGTGTCCACACTAACACTACCATTACGTTTACACTCTTGGCATTCATAGTTGTCACGCTTCTTTACTTGTTCACGTATACTCTTCCATCCACCACTGTCATAGAACTTACGCTTCTGTTGTTTGGTTTTGTATTCATTCACTATCCTTTACCTCTATCACACCTGTATCAATCCGCTTCTCTCTGTGTTGAATATCAAGGCACTTCTCACAATAGAAAGTAGCTGATACATCTACACCATAACGATTAGCATCAGAATAGAAAGAAGTAGTCTCACTATCTAACACTTGGTACTTATGCTCACACATCTATATCACTCCTTACCTCTCCGTTTATAAAACAGCTTAGCTATATCAAGAGCAAACAGGATCATCCAAAACGGAATTAAAAAGAGGATGACAACAATTGATATAACTATTGTTGCTATCAACCATACAGCATCGTCCACATTCTTATATGCAACCTCACGTATCGATGGATATAACCTGATTGTTGTATACAGTAGACCAACAATAAGATAAGTAAATACTCCTATCATGCATCTCCACTCCTTACACTCAAATCCTTTCTCCATTTATCTTTTTCCAGTAATTCTTTTATTGATGCTTGTTTCAAGTATTCCACGGAAAAAACATAGCTTTCTCGCCATACAGCTTATAATACTTAACATCTATTCCGGCTTTTTGTATGCTTTCTCAAGAGGCTTAGGGTATTTGATGTATGCTTTCTTATCAATAGGCATAAGACCAAGTCCAGCAATCTTACCAGTTAAAACACCGTCCATCTACCTCACCCCCTTAATCATTCGACCGTGAATACAATCCGCTGTATGTTCAACTATGGATTCCGCTATCGTTCTCCATCTAATTCAACCCTAACCATTGAATCCATTCCAACTGATTCACTTTCATTAATCCTTTTAATTAATTCGGATTGTTCAATCATTTGTTGAACATCACCCTTATTTGCTTTCGTATTTATTGCCGCTGTTAGCATGGTCACAGTTTGCATTAAATTATTGACTTCTCGTTTTACTTCATATAATTGACTTCCTAACTCAGTGACTCTTCCGTCTACATAATGCTTATCCATCCTTCATCCTCCTTCAAAATAAAAAAGCACCCTGATGGATGCTTTTTTTAGATAATTTATTAACCTATAATTCCCTGAAAAGTTTCATTTAAATAATCTACCAATGTATCTTCGGTGAATACTTCTTCACGCTTTGTACTAAACAAGTTTTCTTCTTTCAAAATAATTTCATCTATGATATTAGTGTCTTCATAAACCACAATATGATTTTTAACAGAATCAATCATAAATACGACCAATTTATCATGTATTTTTAAATCTGAATACGTATCTCCTATATTCATTTTACAATCATAACCGTCCACCTGATTTAAGCCATCTCTAACTTTTAACATAGGTGACATTATTACTTCTTTAAATTTTTCTTTTAATGCTTTTTCTTCTACATCTAATACTACATATGCCTTTGCTCTCTCAATGAATTGATCTAACCTACTCATTCCTTCCACAACCCTTTCTACAATTACATTGGAATTATAAACCAATATAATTGTAGCATGGTTAACTTTTTGTTCCTATAAAAATTAAGAAGCTATTGAACTTGAACGATTACTAAAATGCGGTATCTGAAATTCTAGTCTTCTTCCAGTCACCTATATTAAGTAACTGGAAGAAGAGCAAAAGCTCTCCTTAATAACGGTGTCATTCAATCATTACCATCTGCTGGTTTCGGATTTTATGTGCCATCATTACGAACCGTTTAGAAATTTAAGAACAACATAGTGAGTTGTGTTTTCCGCCACTTCTCACAATACAAATATATCACGTTGATTCCAAAACAACCGACACATTTCCTGCCAAAAAGCGGTCATGACTCTGCCACTTTTTTCTATTTATCTCTCATATTTTTTAGCTTTTTTAGGATATAGATGTTTAGCTACAATTGTTTTAGCATCTTCTTGATTAGTATTTATAGCCTTATATGCTTCATCCCAAAAACTTCTCGCTGTTATAATTCCAGCTAATAATCCTAGATCGGTATCTAGGCTAAATCCTTTAATGTTTCCAGATAATATTTCTTCATAATGTTGTGTCATACGTAAGCACTCTTTCAAAACTACATTCTCTTCATCAGAAAAATATATACTCGCTAATATATATGATTGTTTTAAGGTTAATAGCTTTTCATCCATTACAATAGCTTTCTCTTTTGTTAAATTAATATAATTTTTGACGTTTTCATCAGTTACATTTACAAATGTATAATCTCTTTTAGGAGGAGAATGATGTGGATCACGTTCTGTCAGTCCTAATGTCCTTTGTAATTCTAGTCTTCCATCTTCCTTCAAAAAATAATTAATACTTTCAACTGACTCAATTAACTTCATATGAAAATCATTTAATGCATCTAATTTCATTTTTAAAATACATTCTGCATACCAACGATTGTCTTGTTTTTTATTTGCTATAAGCGCTACAGTTATTGCAACTATCCCAGTTATTAATGCTGCCCAAATAGGTGGTTCCAAACAAATCATCCTTTCTAATTACAAAAAACTTCACATAACCATTATAAAACCTTTTTATACACTTTCACACGTATTACATTAATTAAATTATTATGTGTGACAATAAAACTTACTATCTATCTTCAATCTTTCACTTACCCATATCTTATATTGTGTGTAACTGACCCCTTCGCTGAATCCCTTGGTATCATTGATTTCATTTAATTTTCTCTTTTGAGTTACATAGTACGAAAATTATGAGTAACTGTATAGGGATACCACCAGCATTTTGCAAAATAACCTACGCTATGCGGAAAAATAAAATAAGCTGCCCATATGGACAGCTTATTTACATAATTATCGTTATCAAAAGTAAAATTCAACTCGAAAATAGCGAATTTTATCAGTTGTTGAATGTTTGAAAAAAATCAAACCAATGATATTGTTGAGATCCTTTGGCAATTTCTTGCTGTGATGACTATCATAGTGACTTTTTCTCCAGCAACAACTATTAGTAGCTAATTACCATAAGGACTTATTTTTGAAATTTGCTATTTTTTAGAAAGTGTGTTAATTTAAGAAAGACCTATTTTTGTTTGGCTTGAGATTAAGAATAAATTTTGTTTTTCGTCTAAGGTATTTGAGCAAGGGTAGTAACATATGTGTGGGTATCCACACTAGGAGGCAACAATTATGGAACAAGGTAAAGTAAAATGGTTTAATGCAGACAAAGGTTTTGGATTCATCGAGCGTGAAGGTGGAGAAGACGTATTCGTACATTTCTCAGCTATCCAAATCGACGGTTTCAAATCTTTAGACGAAGGACAAAGTGTAACGTTTGAAGTAGAAAAAGGACAACGTGGCCTACAAGCTACTAATGTTCAAAAAGCTTAATATTAGCTGATGAAAGACCTTCTTGTAGGGTCTTTTTTTATTTTGTTACAATATTCCGAATACAACTTTTTCAAGGGGATTTTGGGTGCTTAACTTTTAATAAAAAAGAAGATGTTAGAAATCATAGTTGTAGCATTATGGGCTTTTTCTTTTAGTTATCTTACAATTATATTAGGAATACCCAAAAACAGATTATATATAGTTGTAGGATTTTCAATCTTATTTGTTGGTGGAATTTTGATTGTGTATCTATTTCAAAATAAGAATAAAAATGGAAAATAATTTTGTTTGATTGTATATCTCATACATGTCTCATTATTGGTAGTTAATACATCTAGAAATCTACAAAAATATCCTCCAGTCAATTACTCTGGAGGATATTCATATTTACATACTCATTCTTAAAAGAAGCCACACAAAATGAAACCTCTTTAGCTCCCAAAAGGCTTACTCTTATCTA